CTGCTGGTAATGCTCGTTTTGGTGATATTGCTGGTACATTAACAACTGCTTCACAAACAGGTATTACAGAAATTGGTACGATTACAGTTGGTACATGGAACGCAGATATCATTTCCCGTGCTAAAGGTGGATTTGGTATTGATACATCAACTTGGACATCTGGTGTTATTCACATGGATGGTAATGGTGTTATTGAAAATACACCTCAATTGGATGTTTCTCTTGGTGGTACAGGTGTTACTGCTATTGCATCAAATGAGATTCTTCTCGGTAGTGGTGGAGATACAATGACTAAACTTGCAGCAGCTCCACAAACTCAAGATGCACAGGGTAATGATGAAGGATATATATTGATGCAAAAGGCTGGCGTAGCATCTTGGACAAAAACAATGGATGGTGGTAGTTTCTAAGGTTAGTTTAATTTAGAAACAACATAGTAGATTAACCGAAGGGGGATGGGGTTTTTCCCTGTCCCCCTTTGTTTTTTAGGAGTATACATACTTACAGACAGGTAAAGAAATGCAATTAAATGAAACCGCTGACCTAATTGAAAAATTAGGCGTGCCGATTGTCGGTTTGCTATTGATTGGGTGGGGTTTTTGGAAAATTGTAAAATGGTTACAAGATTCACTAACGGGGAAGATAGGGTATCAAACAGATATACTTATCCAACTTATAGACCGTATTAGAGTATTACAGACAGATATTTTAAAGCTGGATACAATGGTACGAACACGATTTGGATTAGAAGTTGATGAGCAGAGAATAGAACGTGCTGATGAACCAGTAAAGAAAAAAAGAAAGTAATTTATAATTCTATATTAAAGGAGTCAATGAAATGACTGAAGAAACAAAAGAAGAAAAACCGAAACCAACACCACTTGCTCAAAAAGCACCAATTGACCCTGAAATTACTGTCGAGCAAGTACAGTCACAACTCAACTATGCACAAAAAATTATCAATGTTCTTCAAGGAAAAGTAAATGAAGCAAACGGTGTTATTGTTCAGTTAGAAGCACGACTTCAAATTGCTAATGAAGATAAAGAAAATATATTGAAACAAATTGAACCAATGGGTATTTCTCCACAATAATAAAAGGAAAATAGTATGGCTAGTGTAACTTCAAGGCAGGGACTAATAGATTATTGTTTAAGACGATTAGGACAACCTGTAATTGAAATAAACATAGATGAAGATCAACTTGAAGAGAGAGTTGATGACGCATTAGAATATTTTCAAGAATATCATTTTGATGGTGTAGAAAAAGTTTTTCTAAAACATCTTATCACTTCTGGCGATATTACTAATGAATATATTCCAATGGGTGATCCCGTAATTAGTGTTATTCGTGTATTACCCATTCCTAGCTTTGATTCATTTCAAGGTGGATTTTTCAATGAAGAATATCAGTTAAGATTAAATGACTTAAATAATTTTTCTGGCTCATCATTAATCCAATGGGAAATGACACAACAAAATTTTTCATTAGTTGAGCAATTATTTTCTATTGCACCAACTATGATGTTCAATAGAAAACAGAATAGAGTTTACTTAGAAGCTGATTGGAATGACAAGTTTAGTGTCAATGATGTTTTAGTTATTGAAGCATATCGTGCATTAAACCCGTCTACATTTACAGAAGTTTGGAATGATATGTTTCTAAAAAAATACACTACTGCTTTAATCAAACGACAATGGGGTGAAAACTTGAAAAAGTTTCAAGGAGTTGTACTGCCGGGTGGTATTACACTTGACGGTAAAACGATCTATGATGAAGCTGTAGAAGAAATTGCAAAGATAGAAGAAGAAATGAGTTTATCTTATGAACTTCCAGCAGATGGATTTGTAGGTTAATATGGGAACTAATAATTATTTCAGAAATTTCAATTCATTTCCTCAGCAAGAATTACTCAATAGTTTAACTAAAGAAGTAATTCAGATTAATGGTGTTGAGTGTATGTATCTTGTAAGAAGTAATACTACAAGTAAAGATAAAATATTTAATGAAGATGTGACTGCACGTTTTACTTCTGCTAAAAAAATGGAAATGTATATTAATACTCCTGAAGGTTTTGAGGGTGCGGGGGATGCCGTTTCAAAATTCGGATTAGATGTTCAAGATGAATTAAATGTAATTGTTCATAAGGAACGATTTTCTGAAGAGGCTGACCTATTAACTCCAAGGGAAGGTGATTTAATTTATCTTCCATTGGGTAAAGGTCTGTATGAAGTTAAATTTGTTGAACATGAAAAACCATTTTATACTTTAGGAAAGAATACTGTATATGAATTAAATTGTGAATTGTTTCGTTATAACAATGAATTATTTGATGTTCCTGATATGGAGATGGGTGCTATATTTAATAAAATTGAAAGAGTAAATGCAACAACCAGAAAATTTGTTATGGGTGGCGTTGATTCATATAAAGTAGCTGAAAATATATTTCAAGGTGCATCACTTGAAACTGCTACAGCATCTGCTAAGGTTTCAAGTCAATCAGGTTCGGTAATAAATGTTTATCGGGTTGGTGGTACATTTGAAATTGGTGTTCCTATTGTTGGTGAAAAGAGTGAAGTATCAAATAGTTTAATTTCAATAGACGACCAAGTTATCGCAACATCAGCCTTTTCTGATAATGAAGAATTTGAAACAGACGGAGATAATGTTTTAGATTTTAGTGAAATTGATCCGTGGAGTGAGGGAGACTTATAATGTTTGGAAAATATTTCTACAATAAAAATATCAGAAATATTGTTATACTATTTGGAACTCTATTCAATGATATAACAATACGAAGAACAAAATCCGATGGCACTATTCAGAACACATTGAAAGTTCCTATTGCTTATGGCCCTGCTAAAAAATATTTAACTAGGTTAGAACAAGGGCCACCAAATAATAATACCGAAGAAAAAGTCGGCATGGTGTTGCCTAGAATGTCATTTGAAATAATAACAATGGCATATGATGGTACACGAAAATTACAAACAACAAAAAAAATAAGAGAAGTAAAACCACTTGGAACTATTCAAAGTATTAATATTATAAATGGTGGTTCTGGATATACAGTTGCACCAACAGTAACAATTGAATTACCTCCAAATGGACTTAATGGAGCTACTGCTACAGCAACAGTAGCAAACGGTGCAGTAACATCTATAGTACTAAATAATAATGGATTAGGATATACGTCTATTCCAAATGTTACCATATCGGGTACAGGAACAAATGCAAAAGCAACAGCTAATGTTGATTCTAATACTTCATCATTACAAACAGCTTATACACCTGTACCATATGATTTTGAAATAGACTTATCTATTATGGTTTTGAATAGTGATGACGGTACTCAAATTCTTGAGCAAATTTTACCATACTTTACACCAGAGTTTCAAGTAACCATGAACGAAATGAAAACTTTGGGAATTAAAAGAGATATACCTATTGTTCTTAATAGTTTAACAACGGCGGATGATTATGAAGGTGATTTTTTAACTAGAAGGTCTTTGGTTCATACCTTGTCATTCACAGTGCAGGGTTACTTATACGGGCCAATAGAGGATCAAGGTATTATTCGTGAGGTTGATGTTAATGCTGGTACTACAACATTTGATGATATAGATACGCAGTTAGTCAATATAGATACTGTACCAAATCCCGTGGATTCTGATCCAGAAGATAATCCATCAACCACAACAACAATAACAGACTTATAATGAAACTATATGAAAAAAGAAACAGTACAAAAATTAAATGATATTTTAGATATTGCTGATGATATTATTGATATTGATGAGCCTAAAGAAATACAAATAACGCCAGAAGTAAAAACAGATACTACAGACTTAACAAGTGACTATGATTTCTCTAGGGATCAATATCATACTATAATTGAAAAAGGTAATGATGCTTTAGCAAGTTTACTAGAGATTGCAAAAGAAGGTGAACAACCAAGAGCATTTGAGGTTGCAACCCAACTAATGAATTCTTTAGCTGCAACTACTAAAGAACTTTTGATATTACAAAAAACCAAGAAAGAAGTAGAAGGAACAAATAAACCTACAAAGAATGAAAATAATCTTTTCATTGGTAGTACTTCCGAACTTCAAAAACTTCTTGATATGAAAAAGAAAAAATAATATGCCAGAAGAAAATTCCTATTTAGGAAATAACCTTTTAAAAGGTGTAGGTGTACCACATAAGTTTACTAAGAAAGAAATAGAGGAATACATCAAGTGTAAAGATGATCCTATTTATTTTTTGGAAAACTATGTGAAGATTGTTCATGTTGATGAAGGGCTTGTTCCTTTCAAGATGTATGACTTTCAAAAAAACTTAGTAAATGCTATAGTTGAAAATAGAAATGTTATTGTAAAGACAGGTAGACAGGTTGGTAAAACTACAACTACTATCGGTTGGTTGTTACATTATATTCTTTTTAATCAAGAAAAAATTGTTGGTGTTCTAGCTAACAAAGCAATCACTGCTCGTGAAATCCTCGGAAGAATTCAAACATCCTATCAGCATCTCCCCAAATTTCTTCAGCAAGGTTTAAGAGAATGGAATAAAGGTTCTATGGAACTTGAGAATGGAAGTAAGGTTATTGCTTCTTCTACATCTTCAAGTGCAATCCGTGGATTTTCATTTTCTTGTATTCTCCTTGATGAGTTTGCTCACGTTCAGAGACACATCGCTTCCGAATTCATACGCTCAGTTTACCCTACGATTTCGTCTGGTAAAGATACAAAGGTTATTATTGTATCTACTCCAAATGGATTTAATTTATTCTATAAATTCTGGAATGATGCTGAGGAAGGAAATAATACATTTTTCCCATTCAAAGTACATTGGTCAAATGTTCCGGGCCGAGATGAAGCATGGCATAAAAGAACTGTATCGACAATCGGTGAAGATGCTTTCAGGCAGGAGTATGAAGCAGAGTTTTTGGGCTCCACAAATACTCTGATTTCTACCGAAAGACTGCAAGAAATGTCATATAATGACCCATTATTCACTAGAGATGGGTTAGACGTACATGAAGAGCCGATTGATGGGCATACATATACTATCACCGTTGACGTGGCTAGAGGGCAGGGACAGGACTATTCTGCCTTCTCGGTGTTCGATATTACCGAAATTCCGTACAAAATAGTGGCAAAATACCGAAATAACACCGTAGCACCCCTACACTTTCCCAATATTATAAATACTATTGGAAAGAGATATAATTATGCGTATATTTTAGTAGAAATAAACGACATTGG